GCGTACAGCGTGCCCTCGATATCGACCTGCAGCGTCTGCGCGCCGGCCGACGAGGTGCGCGTGACATAGGCGCCCGCGCCGACCAGCGTCGCGCCGGCCGTGGTGTCGACGTTGCCCCAGGCGTCAAGCGCCTGCTCGGTCATGCCGCTGATGCCGCTGGCGCGGGTGGTCACGTCCGAGTAGCTGGCGAGGTCGGTCTTTCCGATGCGGATCTCGGACACCTCGCCGCAGTTGATGCCGGCGTGGAACACGCTGTAGAGGTACTGGTCGTCACCCTCGAACACGGTGTAGGGCACCGAGGCATAGTCCGGCGTGTAGCGCAGGTCGCCGAACAGCAGCGGGATAGGCTCGTAGGGCCGGGCGCGGTTGCGGCCACCCGACAGCGCGTAGGTCGGGCTGGCCTGCTCGCTGCGCAACCCTTTCGGCATCTTGGGCGCCAGCAGCTTGGCCGTAACCAACGAAACCCCGAACGCAACCCACGGCCCGAAAAAGTAGCTGGCAACCAGAGGGATCGCGACCGCAAGAAATGATTTTTTCGGGACCTTCCGGCACTCAATGACCGTGCCCGCTGCGGGCTTGGTGTGCACCCACATCTCGGGCGCCACCTCGCGGCCACCGATGGCAGCCACCCAGCACAGCGGATCGACGCCCTCGACGTGACGGCGCAGCAGCGCATCGAGCGTGTCGCCCGCATCGAGCTGCACGGACAGATGGCGCTGGCCGTCGAGCGTGACCGGGTGCGGGGTGACCGTCAGGCTGATCATCGGCATCGGTAAAAGCCCTCGACAGACAGGCCCAGCGCCGGCAGATCACGCAGGCGGTGCAGCGTGGAATGGCCGATGTTCGCAAAGGCATGCAGCACCCACAGCGTGCCGCTCAAGGCGAACGCCGTGCCGATGTGCAGCGTTTCGGAGCGCATCAGCACCAGGTCACCGTCGCGCAGATCCTCGCGCTCGATACGGTCGGCCAGCTCGCCGGCCATCGCGTCATTGCCGCAGACCATGCGCTCGATGGCGGCACGGGGTGCTGCCATGCGCTGGCGCCGGCCCGGCAGGTTGATGTCGCGGCCGAACAGCTCGCGCTGCAGCAGCACGGCGAGATCGGCGCAGTCCATCGTCTGCTCGCAGTAGGGAATGCCGATGTATCGGTCGATGGCGCGGGCGTCCATGTCAGTCCTGAAACAGGCCGGGGCTGGTGTTGGGGTCGTGCCGCAGGCGCACGGCCTGCTGGCGCATCAGGTAATCGACGCCGAGCGTCGCGCTGACGGTCATGGCATCGACGGCGACATTGACCATCGGCACGGTCCACGACCACTCGATAGTGTCGGGATCGGCCCGGCTGACCAGCGCGATGGTCGCCATCACGACGGCGTTGGCCGGCAGGCGCTCCAGTTCGCTGGTGAGGTCGCGCCCCACGTTGTCGATGGCGATGGTCGAGCGCGGCGCCTCGCCATTGACGTCCTGCGGGAACTGGAATTTGAACGGGTAGGCGACGAACGTCGTGCCGCCACTCACCCAGTCGCGTGTGTCATTGACCAAGTGCGCCGGGCCGCTGAACGAGGCGTGGCTGATGGTGAGCAGTTCGAGCAGGCCGTCGGCGTCATTGACGCGCTGGCGGGCTTCGATGAATGCGGCCGTGGTCACAGCGTGAGCGCCTTCAGGTACTCGATCTGGATTGAGCGGCGCGAACGGCCACCGCCCAGCGCCTGCAGCGCGCCCAGACTGTTCGCCACCACGCGGGCCGACAGCAGCGCCCCGGTGCGCGGGTGCCAGAAATCGAACTGCGCAGCACCCGCCGCGGCATCGCCGTAGTACCAGTCCTCGAACGCCTCGGCGTCGGTGGTGCTCAGGAACAGCAGCGTGAGCGCGAAGGTGACCAGCACGTCGCTCTGCGTGCGGCGCTGCTTCGGCACGCCGCGATCCATGTCGGCGCGCTCGGCAATCTGTGAATGCGACTCGGTGTGCCCGTCGAGCAGCACCGTCACGTAGGTCGGGAAGACGGCCATGCTCAGATCCCCATGGACGGGCGCAGGCCGTAGCGGCCCTGCATCGCCCCGCTGATTGCGCCGATGCCGGCGGACACGCGATCACCCAGCGCGGCATCGACCGCGTCGATCAGCACCTCAAGACCGCCGTCGGACGTCTGGCGCGTGCTGACCTGAGCCGGCGCGTTGTTGATGATGGTCACGGACACCCCGCCGCCGCCCACGCCGTCAGCGGCGACACCGAGCTTTCCGCCCGCGCCGCGCTTGAGCGGAAGGATGGCCTCGGGGCCGGCCTCACCCATGACGCCCGCGCCCCGGGCGAACTTAAAGAAGGTGGGCGAGTCGACCACGCCACCGGAGGCGAACGGGATCAGGCCACCGGAGCCGAAGGCGTTGCCGTCGGCGCTGGGCGTGAAAATGCCCTTGATGAAGCCGCCGATATCCAGCCCCTTGACCGATTCCAGCAGCGGATTGGTGATGTTCTGACGCACGAGCAGCCGTGCGATGTCCTGCAGCACACCCTTTGCGACATCGCCGAATGACTTGAAATTCACGATGGAGTCTTCGAGCGCGCTCTCGAAAACCAGCCCGATCTCCTTGCCGACGTCCTTCGTCTTCGCCAGCGTGCCGTTCAGCTTCTCGGCAGCCTTGTCGGCATCGTCGTAGAGCTTTCCGCGTGCGCCAAACGCTTCCTCGGCGGTCAGCATGCCCTGCGCTTCGAGCGCAGTGATCAGTTCGATTTCTTTGCGGTACTTTTCTACCGGGTCGGCCAGATCCTTGTATTTCGCGACGAGTTGATCGAGCTTGATGCTGGAGTCTGCGACGATGTTCGACCACTCCTTCTCGCTGTCCGTGCGCTTCTTCTGCAGCGCATCATACTCGCGCAGCGCTTCCTTTTGCTGAGAGGACGTGAAGTCTTCGATCCAATCCCTGCCGCTCTTGTCATTCGGGATGGACTTCGGCTTGGCTAGCAGCGCCGTCACGTCGGGCGCCTTTTGCGCGTTCCCGGCCTCAATCGGATCAGCAGCGCGCTTTCTGGCATTCAGGAGGGATTCGCTGAGACGATCAACCTCGATCCGCGCCGCCGCTGCGTTGGCCTTCATCTGCAAGCCGAATGACTTGGCTCCGTCGAAATCCAGATGCGCGATGGCTACGGCCTGCACAGCCAGCCCGTTGATTTCCTCGACAATCTGGGTCAGCACATAGGCGACATTCACGCCCAGCACGGCCACCGTCTCGAACACGGTAGCCAGCGCATCGAATCCGCTCTTCATCGCATTCGCGCCGCTCGTGTTGTCAGAGACTGACGAGAACAGCGCAAGCATCGGTGGCAGAACGTCGGAGGCGATCGCCCGCCCGACCTGAGTAAATTGCTCGCTCATGCCGAACAGCAGCTTGTTGAACCGCTCGGCCTCTTCGGCCTGCTGCTTCGTGACGGTGGCGTTCAACTGCCCAGACTCAGCCAAGTCCTTCAGGAACGGCGCCAGCTCGCGCGCGCTCTTGCCGAACAGTTCGAGGATGATCCGGGCCTTGTTCCCGCCGTCCTCGTATTGAGCCAGCGCATCGGCGACGGTCTTGACCGCCTGCGCCGGGTCTTGCTGGCGCAGTTCCTGGGCGGACAGGCCGATGGCTTGGAGGATCTTCGCCTTGTCGCCGCCAGCGTCTTCGTTGAGCGCCTGGTTGAGCTTGACCGCCGCCGTGGTGACGGTGTCCAGCGTCTCGCCATTGCGGCGCGCCACGGCCTCCAACGCACTGAGGTTTTCGACGCTGGCACCGGTCGCGTCCGATGCGTCGTTCAGCGCGTCAATGCTGTCGGTGATCTGCTTCAGGCCAGCCACGAATGCGGCAGCACCCAGACTCACGCCGACACCGGCCAGGATCGTATTCAGGCCACCGAACGCCTGCGATATTTTCCCAACGGTGTCGGTGCTCTGGCGCTCGATCTGGACGAGCGAGTCCTGAAACTGCGCGTACTTCGCTTCGACATCAATCAGCAGCTTGGGCATTCAATTCGTCCCGAATGGTGAGCAGGCCATCAACCAGCCGCTCGATGTCGTCGAACCCGATCAACTCGGCGACGACCGGCAGCGCCTGCCAGTCGATTTCACCGCCCATGAGTCGCCACGCCCGAAACAGCGCGGACGTGACCGGGTCGGCAGCCGGTTGTGGCTGCCCGAAGTCCTTGGCGAGTTTTGCGGCCTGAATGGCCGCCGTCAGTTTTTTGAGTCGGCCCCCGCGGCCTTTTCGTACTCGTCGATCAGCCGCCCGACCTCTGCGGCGATGCGCCCGAGCACATCAAGCCGGTCGCCGATCCACTCGCGGAATGCCTCGGCGTCGAACGGCGCCTCGGTCTGTGCCTCGCCCGGCAGGAGGTCGGACAGCTTCATGCCGCGCCAACCCACCACGGCACGAAGCGCGACCTCGGCGCGACCACCTTCGGCCCACGCCTGGCCGGCATCGAATGCACGCGGACGGCGAATCAGAAATTCGATGTCGCCATCCTTGAACCACGTTTCGCGCCGAGCACGCATGCGCTCGGCGACTGTCAGCGGCGCGCTCATCAGGTCGTGTAAAGCGTCGGACGGCCGAACAGCGTCATGACGACGCTGGTGGTCACCTTGTCCTGAGCCTGACCGGTCGGCAGCAGCGTGGCGCCGATGTAGCCAGTTCCGACGAGCTTGTAGCCGTTCGGGAACGTGAGGCGGATGGCGCGCTGTGCCTGGTTGTCACTCGCCGACTTCAGCGCAGCGAGCGCGCTGTCTGCCGGATCCCAGATGGACTCAAACGTGTAGGTTGCCGCCGACGCCACACCGGGGATCTGCGTGCGGGTGTTCGCGTGGATCGTGGTCGTGTCGATGAAGTCGAAGTCGCCACCCGATGCGGTGACGCCCGTGAAGGTCGCCGCCGTGGTGCCGAAGGTGATGACCTCGGCCGTGCCGGACGTGAAGGTGTCGTAGGCGCTCGTGTTCTCGCCTTCCAGTTCGAACGTGTTGCCGGCGCCATTGACGTTTGCCACGCGGAACACGCGGCCATTGACCTGGTGCATGCCGACCGCGGTGATCACGACGAAATCGCCATTGACGGGGTCGGTTCCGGTGTAGCTGACGACGCCGGGGCTGGCCTTGCTGATTGCGCTGATGACGAGCGCCGTAGCGAGGGCGGACTGCACCGCGACCGCGACGCCGCTCCACTTCGTGACTTGTGCCATTTTTCAGACTCCTGAAATGAAAAAACCCGCCGGAGCGGGTTGAGGTGTGAAGCCCGGCGGACGGGCGGTGAAAGAGGTGCTGGCGCTATTCCCAGACGTCGACGCGCAACGTCACGGCGTAGAGGTTCGTGTCCGGATCGCGCTGCATGCTCCGGTCAGTGACGTAGTGCGTGCCGGCCATGCACGCGGCGATGACCTGATCTGCGACGGCTTCTGCCGCCGGCCTCGTCTCAGCCACGCAGGCGATATCCATGAGCGCCTTCGTGCTGCCGGGCGTGATCGTTCCGTGAATCGTCGGGTTGAATTCGGTGCTCTCGCGCAGCCATGCGACGGCAGGAAGCGCCACGCCGAGCGGCACCTCGTCGGGATAGATTCGGGTGCTGACGAGCGAGGTCAGCCCTGCCCAGCCCGAGAGGGCGGCATACAGTGTCGATTCGGCGCTCATTTGGTTTTCTGGCTGTACTTCGCGATGGCGCGGGTCAGGCGCTCGTTGAATACCTGCAGCGCGCGACTGCCGGCCGACTCGAACGCCGGCTTGAAGAACGG